ATCCCCGAAGTTACAAAACTCAAACTCGACAAGTTGAGCCCTTCCATAAAAAAGAAACTAAGAGAAGAAATCCTTTATGCTATGGCCCGCGTTCTTCATGATGCTGACTTTGACCCTAATCTATATCTGAAGTCGGAATGACGCAAGGTATACAAGGTGATAAATGGTTTTTAAGGTAGACCCTTTGAAATTGCAGGGGTTTTCTGAGAAAGCGGTAAACGAATGAACCTCTTTACGATCACAGTACCAGGGAAGCCAATAGCAAAGAAGAGGCCGAGGTTCTTTCGGCGCGGGGAATTTGTCGGTACTTATAATGACCAGCGCACCGCGGAAAGCCGCTTCATGTGGGAGTGCCAGGCCCAGCTTATGAAGATCGGCTGGATTACGCCTATCGCTCGAGATCTGCCGGTCGAGCTCGTCTGTAAGTTCTATTTCGATTACCCGAAAAAAGAGCGCAATATTGATTGGTCGACGACGCGGTTTTACGCAAAGCGGCCGGATCTGGATAACCTGGTCAAGTTTATCAAGGACTGTTTTAACAGCTTCGTATGGCACGACGACGCCCAGGTGGTCCGGATTAGCGCCTTGAAATTCTACGGCCTGGTACCCAGGACGGAGATCTCGGTTGGAACGATGGAGAAGGAATGAAAGAAGAAGAATTACCCTTATTCAATCTGCCGACCAATATCGATATACCAACCTGTAATCGTAACGAGGCTTATCAGAGTATTCGGCCGGAGCTGGGCCGCCGCCAGGAACAAGTGCTGAATGTCATTAAAATGCACTCGCCTATCTCCAAAGGAGATAGTTAATGTTAACGGTTAGTTATTTCAGCTCCGGTGTTTCATCGGCAGTAGCCACGAAATTGGAAATAAATCAGATTGACCGGATATTTTACACCCATATTAACGATCAACACCCTGATACGATGCGCTTTGTGAAGGCTTGTGAGGCATGGTTCGGAAAGCCAGTGGAAATATGGCAATCTCCATATTTTAAAACCGTTGACGAAGTTTGCCGTTATCGAAAGTTCATTAAGGCCCCAAATGTCGGAGCACCTTGTACAACGGTCTTGAAAAGAGATGTGCGTAAGCGGTTTGAATACGAAAACACAGATAATTTGCGAGTGGTGTGGGGCTTTGACTGTAATGAAAAGAATCGTATCGTAAATATCAAGCAGCACATGCCTGAGCAGGAGCACATTTTCCCTCTGGTCGAACGGAATATCACCAAAGAAGAAGCTCATGAGATTCTGAACGCTAGTGGGATAAAACGCCCTGTCATGTATGATATGGGATATCACAACAATAATTGCATTGGCTGTGTTAAAAGTGGTGGGATGGGATATTTCAACCGAATAAAAATTGATTTTCCAGAAGTTTTTGCATCACGGGCAAAGCTGGAGCGTGATTTAGGGTTTTCGATTATCCCGGGAATTTACCTTGATGAACTAAAACCAGAGCAAGGTCGCCACGATCCGCCTATCACTGGGGATTGTGGGATTTTGTGCGAGGCAATGGCACTTTAGGCAGTTTTATACACTTCTTTTTCTTTTTAGGTTTTGGGCGATATGAGAGAACAACATCAACAATTTTATCGAGTTCGGGAGGGGTCTTTTTCATTCTGGAAGTGTATCAAGAGGCAGGTTCAATCGAGTTTACAAATTTAATTGCGGATAGGCCACCGGTGCCGATAAGGCCGGTTTCCCGACCGGCTTTCCGCTAAAATAATCGGGCAAAACTACGGGAGGTTTTATGATAAGCGGCAAAACCTATGCGGAGAAGCTGAAAGACCCACGATGGCAGAAGAAACGCCTGGAAATTTTCGAGCGTGATAAGTGGACGTGCCAGGCCTGTGGCGATACAACACAGACACTTAACGTACACCACCGTTTTTATAAAAGTGGCCTGGACCCCTGGGAGTATAACGAAGTTGACCTTGTAACCCTGTGTGATAATTGCCACGGGATTGAACGAGATCAGCGGGCAGAATGGGAGCAATCATTACTTTTGGAGCTTCGATACTCATGTTTTGTGGGGGATTTAGAAAAAATATGTTTTGCCCTGTGTGCAAAAGGAACCCTCGAATATTTATACAAGGCTGGCACAGAAATTATGCCGAAGGGGGGGGAATAGCATGGCAAGACCCGAGCGTAAAGACGTGGACTATTTTCCCTTCATTGTAAAGGACGGAAGAACCCTTTTTGTCCTGGAATCGAAGTATGAGCTGGCCGGCATAGGTTTCTTTACTAATCTGTTCCGGTTTCTCGCAAAGCAGCCGGACCATCATATATGTATTGGGGATGCCTCGGACCGCATGTATTTCTTTGCCAGGGTGAAATGTAAGGACGAAAATATGGGTATGGATATGCTCGACATGATGGCAACGACGGGCAAGATCGACGCCCCTTTATGGCGAGAAAAGAGGGTAATCGCAAGCGAGGATTTTCTTGATTCTATTAAGGATGCGTACAAAGACAGGAAAAATCCCATCATCACTATAAATGAAATACGGGCGCTTTATGCCAATAACCGAGCGGGTAATGCGGTTTCTGGTGGGGATAACGTGGCAATAACCGAGTTTCCTTCTCAAAAAGAGCCGGATAATACACATACTAAACTAAAGGATACTAAACTAAAGAAAAGCAAAGGGGAGGGATTACCCGAACGGGAAAAGAAAAAGACCGAAAAAGGAGAGTTTAATGCCTTCCTCACACAGTATGGAATAGTGATTGGAAAGATCATGCAAAAGATAACCAATCGGGTCCAGGTAAAGCATGCTACTAATTGGGCAGAAGGACACTTCCATGATGGAACAAATCGTGATGCGCTTTTACACACACTTGAAGCCGTCGTAAATTCAAAGAAGCCAATCATAAACATGTATAAGTACCTGGACGATATTCTATCGAAAGAGAATGGCAATTACAACGAACGCGAATACCAGGAAGAGCATAAAGACGATAAAGGCAGCCCCGAGGAAGATAAGAAGGCACTCGAAAGCCTGGGTAGTGTTTTGAAAGGCATTATACCGGCAGAGAACCATGACGTCACAATAAAAGCACAGTGTGGTAAGTGTAATAAATTCTATGACCATACCCTTGTTGAAAACGGCGTATGCTGTTTTTGTAATCCAGGCATCATAACAATGAAGTGCCCTCAATGCACCAGGACCGTCGGTAAGAACATTCTTAACCAGGACACAGGACTTTGTATTCACTGCGAGCCAAGAGCGACACATGGCAGAATTTAGAGAATCACAGGAGCTTTTAGAGATAGCTCAAAAACTTATAGAACGTATCGACAGGGTAGGGCATATCAATGTCAAAGAAATACTCTTTCTCGACGAACTTGAACTCACGCCAAAAGCTCTCGCACGTTGCTACAGCTTACAAGATCTACCCATCCAATTCTTTACCGACAAAAAATACTGCATTGTTGTTTATCGAGCGAATATTGATTACCTTTCCAAACCGCAACTTGTTATTTTGGTATTACATGAACTGATGCACATTCCACTATTAGGCCAAAAGACCATAGATCACGACGTTAAAGACTTCGCAGCGCTCTTAAATCTTAACTGGAATTGGACAAAACGAGGCGCAGAAGTGCCGGATATACTCGAAATAGGCTCTACGAGCGAGTTTGACGAAAATTCGCCGCTCGAGGATTGACGAGGATGAGAAAAAAGATATGGCCATGAGCATTGATACGGCAGAAATCGTAGAAAAAACAGATACGCACGAAGCCACAACGTACAGACCAAATCCAGCGGGGCGAAAGCTCCTGGAAGTTCTTTTGAATCCGGAGCATAGGTTCAAACCGGTAACTGAGATCTGTGTACTGGCAAAAATAAACAGAAGAACTTACTACCGCTTGGCGCATGATAAAAAATTTATGTGCCATTACAAAAGCGAGAGCCAGCGTTTTGTTCGTATGAGCCAGGGGCCCATGGTAAGCGCCCTGGTGAAATCCGCGGTCCGAGGAAATCCCCAAAATCTTAAAACAGCTTTAGCTATGGCCGATCTCTACAAAGAGAAGATGGGCATGGTCCTTAATCCGGATGCGAATGGAAACCCGCAGCCGGTCCAGTTGAAAAGCGACATGGAGCTGGCCGTGAAGTTTGCACGGGCCGCGCATCTATTGTTAAGTAATCCCCAGGTGGCAAAACTCATACAGGATAAACTTAATGCAAACACAAATGCTGGGAACGGAATCGATAGCGGAGATAACGCGATTGATCTCGTACCTGACGCCACAGACAAAGATTGAGCTTCACCAGGTCCTCGACGATATAGTGCCGGATTGGGGCCCGCTGCCTGGCCAGCAAAGCCTCGCGTATGAAAGCGCGGCCGATATTCTTTACTATGGCGGGGCTGCCGGCGGCGCTAAATCAGATCTGCTCCTGGGCCTGGGCCTTACGAAACATACGCTTTCAGTTATCTACCGGCGTGAATCTACACAGCTCGAAGGGCTCACGCAGCGGCTTATCTACGACATGCTCAACTCGAAAAAGGGCTGGAATGATACCAAGCATACACTTCGTCGACCACCG